GTTCGAGCTGGCGGACATCGGGGCCGAGATCGTCGGGGCGGCGAGCGAGTACGGGCAGGCGTCGATCGTATGGGAGCATGCCCGAGGGTTCGTGGCCCAGAACACCCAGCTCTCGGCTCGGTGCAAGTTGTACTCGGGGCAGTCGAAGGCGATCCAGTTGGGCGAGGAGGAGGGTTGGGCGACGTACAAGGTGGTCGCATCGAGCTCGAGCAGCCTCCACGGCGGGAACTTGACTGCCGCGGTGATTGACGAGCTCCACGCGATCGACAACCCGGAGATGGTGAACACGATCACCACGGGCTTCGCCGGCAAGCCGGATCCGTTGCTGATCCACATCACGACGGCGGATTATGATCGGGAGTCGATCTGTAACGAGAAGTACGACTACGCGGTCAAGGTGCGGGATGGGCTCATTGATGACCCGGCATTCTTGCCGGTGATCTATGAGGCTGGCCGGGAGGACGATTGGACCGATCGGGAGGTCTGGGCCAAGGCGAACCCGAATCTGGGCGTCTCGGTGATGGAGGAGTATCTGACCCGTGAGGTTCAGCGGGCCCAGGACCAGCCGACGTATGAGAACGCTTTCAAGCGGCTCCACCTGAATATCCGGACGAAGCAGGTCTACAAGTGGCTCGATTCTGCCGTCTGGGATGCTTGCGGCACGCTCGAGAACGTGGACGAGCTGAAGGGGCAGAGGTGTTATGGGGGGCTCGACGTCGCCACCCGTGACGACCTGGCCGCGTTCGTCCTGATCTTCCCCGACAACGGGAACGCGATCTTGCCGTTCTTCTGGATGCCGAGCGACAACATCGGCCCGAGGACGAGATCGGGCGTTCCCTACGAGACCTGGCACCGGGAGGGGCTGATCCACGCGACGTCTGGCGCGTCCGTGGACGAGGAGTACATCTGGAAGGACATCATCCGGCTGGCCGGGGAGTACCGGATCGAGGACATCGCGTTCGATCCGTGGGGGGCCGAGGCGGTCAAGACGAAGATCATGGCCGAGAACATCGAGGTAACGGACTTCCGGCAGACGCTATCGAACTTCGCGGCCCCGACGAGGGCGACGGAGGTGATGGTGAAGCGTGGGGAGATCCGCCACACGGGCCACAAGGTATTGGGCTGGTGCATGTCGAATGTGGCGACCTATTCCGACGCGAACGACAACATGAGACCGGACAAGAAGCACAGCTCTGACAAGATCGACGGGGCGGTGGCGCTCATCATGGCGGTCGGCAATATGATGCTGAACGCCGACGATAGCGGGAGCGTGTACGATTCCCGTGGGATGGTGGAACTGTGAAGGGCTTTGATTTCAGCGACGTGCTAGCCCTTGGCGGTGCTGGACTTACGACCGCCGGCCTGGCTATGTGGTCCGTGCCGGCCGCCTTGATCTTCCCTGGAATCCTGCTGCTCGTCGTCGGCGGGCTCGGAATACGACGGAGGATCGGATGAGCCTGATCGCCAACATCATCGGCCCGGACATGCGAGCGGACGGCAACCTCCGCCGCGACCCCGGCTACCTGGCCTTGGAAGAGCTCGGTACGAATCGAACCTCGTCCGGCGAGCCGGTCAACGAGGTGACGTCGCTCGGATTGTCCACGTACTATGCGTGTCTCCGGAACATTTCGGAGGACGTGGGCAAACTTCCGCTCAAGGTCTTCCGCGAGCTCGAGCCGCGTGGCAAGGAGGCGGTGCCCGATAACCCGGTCTATCAATTACTTCACGACCGTCCGAACCCCGACATGACCTCGATGGTGTTCCGGGAGACCATGACGCAGTGGGCGTTGGGCTGGGGTGGTGGTTTGGCCGAGATCATCTTCGAGACGAACGCCGGTGTTCCTGTTGAGCTCTGGCCCATTCATCCGTCACGGGTCAAGACGAACCGGGATGAAACTGGCGTGTTCTTCGAGGTCCGCAGCGACGACATCAACGCCGGCACGCCTGACCGCATAATCCCGGACAATCGGGCCCTGCACATCTACGGCCTTGGCGCCCTCGGCACGAAGGGGTACTCAGTCCTGCACCACGCGAGTGAGTCGCTCGGATTAGGTCTAGCGGCCCAGACGTTCGGTGCGGCGTTCTTCGGGAACAACACTGCGATCGGTGGAGTACTCGAGCACCCCAAGGCGCT